CATAGTTAGACTGCGTACTGCCGGTATGGAAGATGTACAGGTATGATGCCAGATCGTATTAGTATCAAAGGCGATTTTCTTTGGTACAACATATGGATAAAACATGAATTTGATCGTGTGTATAGTCGACAAGTAAAAAAGTATTGGCGTGAACTTTTCTTTGAAGATTTAGAACGTGCCAATCTTACTGTTGAGGATCTAAAACAGTTCTATATTATTGTTAACCCAAATTGGGAAGGACACAATGCAGAAGATGTTGAACCGTTTAGACTAATGTTATCTGAACTTGGGTTTCCAATGGCCCAGTTTGGAGTGCTTTTTACCTGTTATGAAAACACTGATAGTCTGCCATATCCGGCAGAGTGTAATACAGAAAGACTAGTTTACATTTCTAGTTGGTATGCAAATTTAAAAAAACAAAATATATCATGGAAAAATTTAACCATAGATAAAAAATTAGTTGTTCTTATGCGTCGAGCAAGCGAAAGTCGTTGCACTCTAGCAAAAAAAGTACTAGACACATTTGATTCAAAAGATATAAGAATTACACTTGGCACATTTCCTGATATGATTCCAACAGAATGGCGTAAGATGGTAAGCCCATATCCGTATCCAATGTATGTTGATGATGATCGTGCCGCTAACACAGAACAACATGCTCCTCAACACAATTTGTTTTATACTGCACCAGTACAACTGGTTGTTGAAAGTAGTAATCAAACAGACAGGTTTGCATGGCGAAACATTTTTATCACAGAAAAAAGTTATAAAGTATTTGCTTGGCATCAATTTCCATTATGGTATGCAGTGCCCGGAACAGTGGCAAAAATGCGTGATGCTGGCTTTGATCTGTTTGACGACATTATAGATCACAGCTATGATGCCATAGATGATCCAGTTACAAGAATGGATCGTGTTGTTGCTGAAGCGTATGAAATTTGTAGACATGACGGAATTACACTGCGAAACTTTCATTGGAATCGATTAGAATCTAATGCACTGCTAGTAGAGAATATAAGTAAAACTGCATTTACGGTGCAAAAAACAAAGGCTGAAAAAATACAAAATGAATTACTCGAGCTTTACAAGTCAAGAACAAGCATTTCAGCATAGCAAAAAACATATATTAGATTTGTTTTATCAGTATGATGATTTCATGGAAAGTATCGGACGTGTTATAGACTTAGGATGCGATACAGAAGCATTTAATATGTTGTGGTTTGCAAATGCAACCACACGAGACGGACAAGAATTATCGTTAAACATTAAATGTGTTGGTCAAAGTGATATTGACAAACTTCTCACAAAGCACAACAGCATAAGTTTTCAAAAAGGTGCTCCAGAGATGCTATCAAAAACCAAAAAGAAATTTGATATATTGTACTGCCATGATACCTTACAGTTTATAGTTGATCCATATCAAGCCTTACGCAACTGGTGGAACATTGCAAACAAAGATGCTATGCTAGTTATTGCCGTGAAACAAACAACTAACGTTGAATTCAACATGTTAGAATACAATGCTCTAATGAATTATAAGCATCATTATACGGTGCCTATATTGTTGTACATGTTAGCAGTAAACGGCTGGGATTGTAAAGGCGGGTTTTTTAAAAAAGCCATCGATGATCCTTGGATTTATGCACTTGTATATAGAAGTAACGTAGAACCGATGAATCCGCAAACCACAAACTTGTATAACCTAATTGAAGACACAGAGTTGTTGCCAGATGTAGTGGCAAAAAGCATTGAAAAATATGGGATGATCAGGCAGAAAGATCTAGTACTACCGTGGCTTGATTCTAGTAACATGGATATGAGACAACAATGATAACAAAAAATGGAAATTGGTGGACACCAAGTTCTCTAAGTAATGGACGTCCTGGTGACTATATGCGTGATGATAGTTTTCCTTGTGAACGACCAATTAGTATTGCAACAGAGTTGTGTACGCACCATAGAAATGCAATTGATGTTGGTATGTGGATAGGAGATAGCACAGTTCATATGGCATCTTTGTTTGACCGAGTAATTGGTTTTGAGCCACACCCGATGGCTTATGTTTGTTGTGAAAAAAATTTAAAAGCACGTGATATAGAAAATACAGAATTATATAATATCGCACTGAGTAATGTAAATGAAACAAAAATGTTGCTTAATGGCAAAACAACATTCTCAGGTTGGGTAACTGACAAGAAAGAATTACCAAAAGACATATACGTGCATAGCCAAACCAAAGTACAGTGTTTGTATCTTGACAGTTACCACTTTGAAGATATAGATTTTATTAAGATTGATTGTGACAGTCATGAAGGATATGTATTACAAGGAGCCGAACAGTTTTTTAAAAATAATGCGCCTGTTGTTTTACTTGAAGCAAAGGTAAGAATACACAAAGACAGACAACCTGAAGATATGCCTGATCCTTTTGAACTACTTGAAAGCTATGGCTATGAGTTACACAGTCGAGTAGATAAGGCAGATTTTCTTTATGTAAGGAGCAAGAATGCAGAATAGTCCAGAGTATACATTACAACTAGAGAAACTTCATTCGGCTAAGAGCTTTGGAAATGCAAAAGGTGCACCTAAGATACTCACAGACTTCTTAGCAGATCATACTGTTAATAGTATAATGGATTTTGGTTGTGGCAAAGGTACACCACTAGATAGTTTAAAATCTGACACAATGGACATATACAGTTATGATCCTATCACACATCCAATTGAACTACCAGAACAGGTTGACTTGGTTTACAGTCGTGATGTGCTTGAACACATTGAGCCAGAACAGATTGATAGTGTACTAGAAAATTTATTTACAATTGGTACAAAATATCAACATCATTTTATTGCATGTCATCCTGCAAAGAAAAGACTCAGTGACGGGCGTAATGCACATCTTATAGTTGAAGATCCTAAATGGTGGAAAGAAAAGATTCAACAGATACCTAACTGGAAAATTATACACGATGACATTAAAGGCCCAAAGCCATTTGTACGAGGCAATGTAACAATTAACATTGTGAAATACACAGTAATACTAGAGAGAGTATAAAGAATTGATATATAGAACTAGGAAAATGGTTACCCCTAAGGACCTTAATGCTATAGGTTTGTTGTTTGGTGGGCGTGTGCTTGATTGGATTGACGAAGAAGCATACATATATGTCGCTTGTCAGTTAGACAGTAGAGATGTTGTTACTAGAACAATAGGACGCATTGATTTTATTCACGGTGCAAAACATGGAGATATCATTGAAATTGGTATGAAAACTGCATCCATCGGTAAGACAAGTATCACTATCACAGCAACAATACGTAATATGGAAACTAAAAAAATCATTACACAGGTTGATGATATAGTATTTGTAAATTTAAAAGACGGAAAACCATACCCACATGGAAAGTTTCAAAAAGAAACAAAGGTTATAATTAAGTAGGTATATAATGATAGACACTGAAATGACAAGGACGCAAGTACAGAAAATGGAACGTATTTTCATACTTGAAGATGAAATTAAGTTTGCAGAAAGTTGTTTACAACCAAGTGCAACTGGGCATATTCATACTGCTATAAGTTGGATGAAAAATCGTAAACGAGAACTTACAAAAGAGGTAGAGAATGGTAGAGTTACCACGCAGACAAAATAATAAGAAAAATCCTGAGGACGACATACCTTACAATGACGCACATGGCAAACCGCTAGTACAAACAATAGTGCTTGTTACTGGAGGATTTGATCCATTGCATAGTGGCCATATTGAATATTTCAAAGCCGCAAAAGCAATGGGGGATTTACTGATAATAGGTATAAACAGTGACGCATGGCTTAAACGTAAAAAAGGCAAAGCATTTATGCCACTTAATGAACGTGGTGCAATTATTAGCGAACTTCTAATGGTGGATAAGGTTGTTGGATTTGAAGATGAATATGATACAGATGATAGTTCTGTACAGTTTATTAAAGACATGCGTGAGTACAATCCAGAGGCAAAAATAGTATTCGCCAATGGCGGTGATAGAAAACCTGGTACCACACTGGAAGAAAAAGCAGGATTAAAAGGTGTAAGTTTTGCTTTTGGAATCGGCGGGACTGATAAAAAGAATAGTAGCAGTTGGCTACTCAGTAACTGGGAAAATCCTCCAGTCAAAAGATCTTGGGGACATTATCGAGAACTTTATAAAGGCGATGGTTTTGCAGTAAAAGAACTTGTGATAAATCCAAAAAGCAGCCTTAGTATGCAAAGACACAAACACAGATCAGAAACATGGAATCTAGTAAGCGGTAAAGCTCATATTTTAACAAGTCAAAGGGGAATACCTGATGATCCACAAGTACGTCATCTGACGCCGGCAAATCCAATTGATATACCTAATAACGTTTGGCACAAAGGTGTAAATGATTCAGACGAACCTGCACATATTGTTGAAGTATGGAAAGGCAAGACCTTAACAGAAGAAGATATAGAAAGACAGGACTAGTATGTTAACAGTTTATATTGGTTGGGACAGCAGAGAGCCTATAGCCGCAGAAGTTTGCCGGCATAGCATACTTCAACATGCCAGCATTCCAGTTAACATAGTAATGCTGAAGCAACAAGAACTAAGAGATAAAAAGTATTATTGGCGTGACATTGACAAGTTAGCAAGTACAGAGTTTACATTCACACGTTTCTTAGTTCCTGCACTGAATGATTATCAAGGCACTGCTATTTTTATGGATAGTGATATGGTGCTACTTACAGACATTGCTGAGCTACTTGAGGAAGTAGATCCAAAAAAAGCAATAAGTTGTGTGCAACATGATTACACACCTCCTCCTGGTATAAAGATGGATGGACAACAACAACTTGCATATCCGCGTAAGAACTGGAGTTCTATGGTAGTATGGAATTGTGCTCATCCAGATAATAAAAAAGTGACACTTGATCAGGTCAACGATCCTGAGGTTACTGGTGCTTATCTACACAGGTTCAGTTGGTTAAAAGATAAAGATATTGGGTTGCTTGGGCCGCAATGGAATTGGCTTGTAGGTTGGTATAAAGAAGGTAGAGATGGTTTTCCTAGTTTGTTGCATTATACAGAAGGTGGGCCGTGGTTTCCTAATCATCAGAATTGTGAATATGCTGATGTGTGGAATCGATACCACGACGGCTACATAGATTCAAAAAACGATGCCAAAGTAGTAACAATACAAGATTTGACAATACCAGAACATTTACGCAGTTTATTAACTGATGTTGTTCAGTCAGCACAAGATCCTTTTACAATATATAGCAATAGGATATTTCAAAATTGTTTACATAAATTTGCAAAAACAATGCAAAATTACAAAGTTGTGGGAATAATTGATGCTGGCGGAGAAGGAGAGCTTAAAGGAGGCAAAGAATTGAAAATGGATGCTATACTCGAAAACTTTTTATCTGGAAGTCACGGGGTGTTTGCTGGTAGCAAGAATTTACTAAATTTAGATGTCAGTATTCCAATTGCGATTCGAGGCATTGCAAAGAAAAAAGTTATGCACAAAGCATTGGAGATTGGAAGAGATTTTTATTATATTGATACTGGTTACTTTGGAAATGCAAAAACAAAGAGATACCATAGAATTAGTAAAAACTCACTACAGTTTAATCTACCAATAAAGCATGACTGTCCGGATGATAGGTTTATTAAAACAGGAGTAACTATTAAACGTAAAACTCCTGGAAAAAATATATTACTTTGTCCACCAAGTCAAAAAGCTCTTACATATTGGGGTGTTGATTTAAAAGAATGGATTGAAAGCACTACACAAAAAATTGCAAAACACACTGACAGACCAATTATAATAAGAGAAAAACAAAATCGACACATACGTACAAACGATGACACCATGGAAATGGCTCTTAGTCGCGATATTCATTGTATGGTAACATATAACAGCATTGCGGCCGTTGAATCTTTAATAAATGGAAAGCCAGTATTTACTATGGGTCCAAATGCCGCTGAGCCATTGGCAAATACAGATTTGTCACGTATTGAAAGTCCATTGATGCCAACTGTGGATCGTATTAGAGAATTTTGTTGTAACTTAGCATACGCACAGTTTACTCCTGAAGAAATGATAAATGGTACTGCTTGGAGTATACTACAGGAGACAAATAGTTCACTATGACTACGTGGGATTACGATGTTGTAGTCTATTTGGGTACGTTGCCAAAAATTAGAAACCACAACATTAAAGTACAGGTTATGAGAGCCTTTGGTGAAGGTGCTGCCAGATGTGGTGTACGTTGGCTTGTCGACGACAACTTACAGAATCGGCAAGTTTATAATACTAGGCTAGCAGTTATACTTGGTTGGGTTGGTATGAGTTACAGTGGCCCACATATCTATTTCCGTGATGCTATTATACACAATCAAGATCTTATAGGTGGTAAAGTTATGAGTATTGATGGCAGTTGCTTTAAGTTTCATCACAAACACGAAAACATGTGGCTAAGATACAGTCTAGATAATGTTTTTTGGAATAGTGGTAACTATGCTAATAAAAATAGTTCAGCCAAACATTGGAACATGATTAAAAACACTTTGAGCCTTGTAGATATACCTTGGAGCAATGATGGCGAAAACATACTGATATGTTTGCAACGAGACAACGGGTGGAATGCTAAAGGATTTGATCAAGAGGCCTGGCTTAAGAAAACTATTAAAAAAATACGTAACCTTACTGATGAACCTATCGTTGTAAGAGCTCATCCGGGAGATTTAAACCGTACTGGCACAAAAGTAAAACGTGATTGGAGTTGGGTAAATCAATTTCAAGGTGTGCAACTTATTGATAGCATGACTGTGACACTTCATCAAAGTATGAAAACTGCAAGATGTGCAGTGTATTATAACAGTTCAAGTAGTGTGTTAAGTGTGCTTCAAGGTATACCTACATTTGTAACAGAAGAGAGTGCAGTTACTTGGGACGTAGCAAATCACAATTTAAAAAATATATTACAACCATTTACGCCTGACAGAACGCAATGGTTCAATGATCTAGCTCAAGCTCACTGGACATTAGAACAAAGTCAAGCAGGCGAAGTTTACAAGCACTTTGAAACGTATCTACCAACCTAGTATACAATCGTTACGTACTCTGCCTAATTCTTTTGCACCCCAACTTTTTAACAATTCAACACAACCATATTGTGTTTCTTTTGTAATGCCAGTGTCAGTGTGTAGTTTTTGTTCTACAACTATAACTGGTTTATGATGTTTTATAGTATTTTCCCCACCTTGAATTATCTGCATCTCGTAACCTTCACAGTCAATCTTAATATAATCTATACAGTCAAAATTAAAACCTAGTGTATCAAGTTTTTTCATTTGCACTTTGCCATTACCAACTGTATCTTTGTTGATATGCGAATGCCCTGTATTACCTTCGGTGACTACCATATCGATAGTGGTGTCGTTTGTGCCGAGTGCAATGGGCCATATTTCCATATTGTAATTAGTTACATTTAGACGTAAGCATTCTTGGAACTCGACTACAGGTTCAATTGCAATTACACGGGCAAATCTCTGTGCAAGATCTCTACTCCACAATCCTACATTTGCTCCTACATCAATTGCCGATCCAAAGTTTTGTACAAACTGTAAACTTTTGTGACGTACAGGTTCTTGATATGTAGCAGGACCGCCTTTTTTTATGTTTTTATCAATCATATGTGCAAAATGTGTGTCTTGGTCTGCAAACCACCATCCGTGTGCTTCATACATCAGAACTTTACCTCATATCCTGCAACCAATCCAACATCGTCTTCAGTGGCTGCTGGTGCTACAAATACATTGCCGTAGTTGACTTTTATCATTGGAGCAATGTCTATACATTTGTAACCATGAGCTAAACCGTATTCGATATTGAGTTGTTTGTATGTTGTACGTTTACCAAAGTATATACCTGCACGTTTATCACTGTTATGATACACACCTGTAATGTAGTTATTAGGTAACTGATATTGCACATGTGGATGTAGATTAGCAAAATCGCCACTTAGTCCAATGTGTGTACTAAGTGCTAAACTAAAAATTAAATTATCTAACACTTTTTATGCCTTTCCAGTATGGTAAATCAACATGCATTTTTACATCACGAGGTTCACTGTGTCCTAAAGTCTTTCTTTCGCCTTTCATGTGATCCATGTATCTGCCAAGTTCGCTGTTTACAAATGGATGTCCTGCTAAACCTTTTAGATCTGGATCAGGATTTAGATTGTGAAAATGTGCTCCTTTGGTATCTCGGTATATTTTTCTTTGCACATCAAACAAGTAACTATCGTGCCATTCAGGATAGTTAAACATAGTATCATTTTTGTACATATTTGCAAAGTCTTCCACAAATTCAACGCACATAGGATTTGCTTTGTTGTAACCGACCCATCCACATTCACTGTGATATTTCTCACCTCTGCCTAAATGTGTTGCAACACAATCTCTCGGCGACACAGTATCAAGAAACTCCATAGTAATAGGACTGTGTGTTAGTGTATCAGCATCCAACCATATTACCCATTCAGTATCTACATACTGCATTGCGTGATATATGCTAAAAACTTTGTAACTAAAACGTAAACCTTGCCATTTAAAATGTTTATTTGGTTTCCAAATACGTTTATTATGCGGGCCAAGGCCGCCATTTGCTTCTGGATTGGTTTTGTGCCTTTTTATATAACGTTTACAGTGTTTGCTATTTGCGATAAGATCAATTGTTCTTACATTTGGTTTAGTAACATCTGGTATACATTTTTCTGTGTACACAATTAGATCAACTTCGGCCGGCCAGTACTGTTCAAATGTATTGATACAACGTTGGCCATACTTTTCAAGACCCTGCTGATTGAATGTGGTAATTACTGTATAACGTTTCATACGGGTATTTAACCTTTGATTAATAATATAGCATATTATCCTGAGCAGTGTGCTTTGAATAGCAAGCCTATAATGACGGCATTTTTAAACAGCTGCCGGACCGCTGGTATAACACCTGTTGAAAACGGTCTCGACTGTGATGCTGTTGTTATATGGAGTATACTATGGAACGGCAGGATGAGCAAGAACAAACGGACATATGAACACTATCGTTCACTCGGAAAGCCAGTTTTGATAATAGATGTAGGGGCAATAGAACGTGAAGTGACTTGGAAAATTGCAGTAAACAATATTACTTCAGAAGGATACTATGGACATACTGACAACTTGGATTGGGATCGACCAAAAAAACTTGGCGTGAGTTTACAGAAAAATAACCTAAATGACAATATTCTTATTGCTGCACAACATAAAAAAAGTTTGCAATGGGAAGGTATGCCTAGTCTGGAGGACTGGACTGTAGGTCTAATTCACAAAATTAGGAAATATAGTGATAGGCATATTGTGGTTCGTTATCATCCTCGTTGTCCTTATTTTATTCCAAGTCAACGTTTTAAAATGCTAATAATGAATAAAGTTATATCAAACTGTGTGCTAGAGACTCCAATGCAAATTGAAAGCACATATGATGCATTTAATATTGACTATAGCTACCATGCAGTTGTAAATCATTGTAGTGGCCCAGGAATAAATGCAGTGATAGCAGGCTCTAATGTATCAGTAGACCAAAAAAGTTTAGCCTATCCAATGAGCATAAAACTTAAACAAATCGAAAACCCACCACGTAAGAAAAACAAAGAAAAATGGCTTGTAGAAATAAGTCACACTGAATACACAGTAGATGAGATAAACAACGGCCAATGGTTGACAAGATTAAAAAACGCACTGGAGTAGGTGATTATATCGACTGTGCCTGTCTAATTCACCATACATTATACGATTGGAGTTATGTAGACAAACTATACAACAGTTTGTGTCGCAACCTTACACCCATAGTACGAATGCATGTGTATACTGAAAGCAATAGATTTGTGCCAGCAAACTATATTCGTCATGACATCGAAGAATGGGAAGGCATAAGGGGACCAAAGAGCAGTTGGTGGTACAAAGTACAATTGTTTGACAGTAAGCATTGGCCTAAACGTGCTACAAAAATGCTCTACTTTGATCTTGATACAGTAATAGTGGGCAACATAGATTGGTTGTGGCAAATGGATGCAGGTAAGTTTTGGGCACCAAGAGATTTTAAATATCTAATGAAAAGTTCTCGTTTCTGTATTAACAGTAGTATAATGTGGTTTGATCCGAAACAGTATCACTATGTGTATAAAAACTTTGATCTTAAAAGTGTTGTTAACAATCCACGATGTCCTTGGCACGGTGATCAAGACTATATCTATAGTCAGGTAAAAGATGACATTGCTTTCTATGATACCAGCAGAATTTTAAGTTATAGATGGCAAGCACGTGAAGGTGGTTATGACTTCAGGTATAGAAAACCATTGAATCAAGGTGGGGAAACAGTGATTAATCCAGAGACCAGTGTGTTAATATTTCATGGAAACCCAAAACCACATAATTGCAACGATCCATTTATATTTCAGCATTGGAGATAAATATCTTTGTAATTACAGTTATCGATGGATAATACACATAAGGAATTAAAATGGCTAACAGAACAATTAAGATATGGGGCTATAAGCATGCAGACAATACTGCATTTGTAGTGTCTTGGAACGGAGCAGAAGTATTCAACGGCGCAATATCAGGTACTACTTGCTCTTATGCTGATGTATGGGGCGGAGAAACAACTAATCCAGAAGAACTATGCGAGTTTACATACAACAATGCAGATGATACTGCAGAATCTAACAATGCACTAAGCATAACAATAAGTGCCGGCGAAGCAAGTATTGGAAATACGTATGATATCGTCAACAATGACAATGCAATATATGAAGGCTATCCAAGTGATGGTAAACCTCCAGCAGTTGAAATTGATAGCAAATGGTATTGGATTCCTGGGGGACCAGGCGGTGTTTACCATGATGGATCAGAAGTCAATTCAGACATCAATAACGCAGTTATAAACAGGAATACATTTAAAATAAATGATAGTGCAATCGCCGTACCTACTGGCATGCCTGCAGACTTTTCATTTGATGGGTATCATCACCATTGTATAACAGGGCAGGTATTTACTGCTACTGTGCGTGTTTACAAAGCACTGGTTGCATGTATTGGTAATGCAAAATGGGGGCCTTAAACTTTAAGAGGCAATAAAAACTGCCTCTTATTTTACTGGATAAATAAAAGTAACAAAAAAGAATTCGCAAGTTGGGAGAAGGCGCCAACATGTTCGCTTAGTTACTAAGCGGTTTTAATCAGATCGTCCACTAGTTGGGCGATTTTTTTATGGCCAAAACAAATAAAAAGGTTGACTTATCCTCAAACTGTGTTATTATAACAGCATAATAAGGAAAAGGAAACAAGATGACATAGCCAGCAGTAAAGTGTAAGTAGTTGATTAAGGGAGAGCGGTGCTCGACAACTACAGAGGTTTACAAGTCAGGTAGGACTCAAGGAACCATAACACTACAACTAAAAACTACCCGGTACAGACTGATCATCTGTACTGATTGTGTAAAGATCAAGTTTTATAACAGGAGCAAATATGTCAGAAGAAATTAAAGATCCAATATTAGATGCTACACCAAGAAAAGCAACTGATCCAGCAGACCAAGAAGCATATGATGCATTCTTTGCCAATGGTGGAAAAGTAACTATAGTGGATACTAATGCACGTACTGAAAGTTTTACAGTAAATCCTTGGCAACGAGGAAAAGGTCGTCCAAAAGCAACTCCTCAAGCAAAGGCGAAGAAATAATGTATTATGTACTAGGTGAAAGTGCCGAAACAGGCGAGTTTGAAGTATGGGAGAGTCTTAGTGCCAAAGAAGCAATGGCAGTGAGAAACGAATATATCAAGTTAGGATTGCAAACAAGATCAGGAAAAATGCCTGATAATGCATTAATAGGTTGACAAATACACAATATGTGTTAAGCTGTTTATACAGTTAGAAAACAACATTGCATAGGAGAGCTAGAATGCAAACACAAAAGAAAGATTCCAAAACTATTAATTTTGAAACTGATCAGCAGGTCATGGACCGTATTGCTACACGTTTTGATATACTACATGACATGACCAAAGCAGTAATTGCTGGTGATGTTAGAGCTATGATTGTTACTGGACCTCCAGGAGTTGGTAAGAGTTATGGCGTTGAGAAAGAACTAGATAAAGCATCAATGATGGATAGCATTGCTGGTCGCCCTATCAAGTACGAAGTTGTAAAAGGTGCAATGACTGCACTCGGTTTGTATGCTACATTATACAGACATGCAGATGCTAACCATGTGTTGGTATTTGATGATTGCGATAGTGTGCTTATGGACGAACTTAGTCTTAACATACTTAAGGCAGCACTTGATTCAGGTAAGAAACGAGTGTTACATTGGAATGCAGATTCAAACAAACTTAGATCAGAAGGTATTCCAGACAAGTTTGAATTTAAAGGTGGTGTCATTTTTATCACCAACGTAAAGTTTGAGAACGTTAGAAGTAGGAAACTACAAGATCATTTAGAGGCATTGCAATCAAGATGTCATTACTTGGATCTTACACTAGATACCATGAGAGATAAGTTTTTACGTATCAAACAGATTGTTGCCACTGGCGAACTGTTTAAAGATTATGACCTTAGCAAACAAATGGAAGGTGAAGTAATTGCTTTTATGGACACTGTTAAGGACAAACTACGTGAAGTAAGTTTAAGAATGGCGTTGAAGATAGCAGATCTTACAAAGGTAAGTCCTAATTGGAAACAGTTAGCAGAAAATACTGTGATGAGGCGCAGATAGAATAGGTTGTCATATCAGATCTAGCTCCTGGACAACCTTAAGTGGGCAATGTTGTAAAAAATGTTGCCCACTTTCCTTGACTAAT